GGCTGCGGCTGTAAAGTACGATCTGCGCCTATTAAGTTACTTTAAAGTTACTTTAATATATATTATTTATATTTATTTTAACTTTATAGTTGTACTATAGGATTATATAGTGTATAATAGTAACTATGGAGTTACTAGACAATACTAATGAGTACCTACAACCCTATATTAACTTAAAGGAATTGCTAGATACTAAGATAGACCAAGAATGTAAAGATGATTTCCTTACATTTGTTCGGAAGATGGCTCCAATGCTTGTCTCCGACTGGAAGATGGGTCGTCATATTGAAGTTATATCAGATAAACTAAAAGATTTAGAAGCTGGTAAGATAAAACGACTGATGGTCTTTCTTCCACCACGGTCTTCTAAGTCTGTTATCTGCTCTAAGCTCTTTCCAGCATGGTATATTGGTAGAAATCCTACACATGAGATACTGACTGTCTCCCATAGTGACCAATTGTCCAGTGATTTTGGTAGGTCTGTCAGAGATGTAGTAGGTACTGAAGAGTTTGAGAAGATATTTAAAGGAGTCTCTTTAAGAAGCGACGTCAGAGCTGCTGGTAAGTGGAAGACAAACCAGAATGGGTCTTACTATGCTGCTGGTGTGCGCTCTCAGATAGCTGGACGTGGTGCTCACATAGCTATACTGGATGATGTGATGTCTGAAGAGGACGCCATCAGTGCTTCAGGTAGGAGATACATCAAAGAATGGTACCCAGCAGGGCTTAGAACCCGCATCATGCCCAATGGGGCTATAGTAATTATCAATACACGCTACCACTATGATGATCTATGTGGTTGGCTACTGAAACAACAAGAAAACATGGGAGAGTTTGAAACAATCCCATGGGAAGTAATTAGAATACCTGCATGGGTGGACGAAGAAGCAGCAGAATTGCTTGACTTACCTGTAGGCTCTAGTTACTTTCCTGAATGGAAGACTGATGAAGTCTTACGTATGGATGAGAGTGAGATCAAAGCCTCTAACGGCAGTAGATACTGGAATGCTCTCTACATGCAAGACCCCACACCTGAAGAGGGTGGTATTATTAAGAAGAAGTGGTTGAAATACTGGGATGATGAAGAACCACCTAGCTGTGATTTTATAATTCAAACATATGATACTGCTTTCTCTACACGGACTACGGCTGACTACAGTGTTATCCAGACATGGGGTATATTCTCCATGTATAACCAAGATGATAATGGTTTAGAAGACTTAACGCCCAATCTAATTCTACTGGGAAACATCAGAGGTAGGTTTGAGTACCCAGAACTACGAAGGATTACTCAGAAGCTATACGATGAACATAGACCAGACGTCTGTATGGTTGAGAAGAAAGCCAGTGGACAGTCTTTGCTACAGGACATGCGTCGGAGTGGTCTCCCTGTAATGGAATACACACCAGACAGAGATAAGGTATCCAGAGTATACTCAGCTTCTCCAATCATTGAGGCTGGTAGAATGTGGATACCCAGTAAGAAGAAGTGGTCAGATGAATTAGTAGAGGAACTACTAAGGTTCCCTAATGCTGCTCACGATGACCAAGTAGATGCAATGACAATGGCTATCCACTACATGAAAGAGTCTTGGCATCTAACACATCCAGATGATCCAGAACTTGAAGATGCACCACCAACTAAAAAGAAAACTTACTGGTCTTTTTAAATTTAAATTTGGATAACAATAAAAAGTATGGTATAATAGAGTGGTAAGTGATTTAGAAAAAGTCTTGCTTATAATGTCTTTATGCTCAAGATTTAAAGATATGAGACTAAGTGATATACAAAGATTAATAATACCACCCCTAAAATTAGGGCAGTATAGAATATACAATGATGAAGAAGTCTTAACGGGATTTGCAAGTTGGGCTTTATTGTCAGATGAATTATCTGAAGAATATAAGAATACTGATTATAAACTTCAGGTTAAAGATTGGAATGGCGGAGATAATTTATGGTTAATAAATGTACTCTGTCCTATGGGTGGTGGTTCAGTAGTTTTACGTAGGCTTGATAAACTACGTAAAGAAATGGGATTGTCAAAAAGAGTTAACTTTAAGCGGCTGGGGAGCAATAGAGTAAATAATGTTAAACGAATTTAAAAGATCAATGTGGAATGACGGTTACTCTAAGGAGCAGCCTTGGCTTAACTATTATAATAGCTACGAGCGTATGCACTGTTGCTTTGGTGATGATGGAGCGAGTGATGCTGAAGACTCAGGCATGACCGCAGACCAAGCAGCAGAAGTAGCAGCGGCAATAGATGCAGCAAAAGCTGAAGGTGCTACTCCAGCCGAACAACAAAATATAGCTGAAGGTGGTAATAGGGGTGCGGCTGCTGGATATACAGGTGATGAATTAGAACAAATATCTGCTGCTAATATAGATACCGATTTCTTTAACGATGAGAATACACTGGGGATAGGTGCTGGTTCTATTTCTGGATATGGAAGTTTTGCTGACCCCTTTGCAGAATCAGGTGTAGGTCAAACAAGTTTTGGAAGTTATATAAATGATTTAAAGGATGCTGGTGCATTTGCTGCACAAAATGTTGGTGTTACAGGTTTTATTAGTGCTGTAGCTAGAGCAGCTGAAGCATTTGGAAAAGATGAAAAAGACGTAACTGCACAAGACATAAGTATGGTTACTGGTGGTCAGAATTATGGAGGCTTACGAAGTGACCAATCCCCTATAGCTGGTCCTACAACTACCGCTCAAGATCTTAGCATAGCTGGCCCTCCTCTTACTCCAGCAGAAGTAGGTGGAGCTACTGACTTTAGTGCGTTCCCAGATCAGAGCATTCCGTTAACTGTTACAGAATTAGACTTTCCAGATAATTTAATGAGTCCAGCGCAAAAAGCTGAAGATGACTTAGTTAAAGAAGTAATGGCTGAAACTCCAAGACAGCAGCCAGCTGAGTTAAATGATATACTTGCTGCATATGAAATTGCTGAAAGAGGTTATGGAAGAACGCCTATAGAATCTGATGCCGGTGCTACATATGGTGAAAGTATTTCTGATGGGCAGGGTGACCCCGGTGCTGACTTTGGTGGCTTTGAATATGATTTAGGTGCAGACTTCATGCCGGGACCGGGACAACCGGGTTATGGTGGAGCAGCTTTAGGTGGTATGACTGATGCTGAACTTCAAGCAGGTTATGCTCAAGAAGCTCGTAATATAAGTTCTGCTATACAACCAAATGTACAAGGATTGAGAAGTGTTGATTCATATGAGCCTCCAATAATAAAACCTCTTTTAGCTACACCACCAGTACCAACACCACCACCAGCAACACAACTACCTGCTATGCAAGCATACTTTAAAAGATTAGGAATTGGTCCTGCTACTCCTGCAAGAAATCCTAGTATTTCTACTTATGCAGCAGCATATGGTTTAACATATGATGAAGCTGCCAAGAGGTTTGCACCACCAAGTGTCCCTGCAATGGGTGGTGGTGGTCTTCGTGGTTTGATGGAGTATAGTTAATGGCTACAGAACGTAATCCCTTTGATAAGATACCTGAAGCTACAGAGACTAATATAGTAGCCATGATGCCTGAAGAAAATTCCAATGTCTCTATTGAGATTGATCCTGATGACGGTGGTGTAATTGTAGACTTCTCTTCAGAAGAAGATGCAGTCATGGAACCATCAGAAGAAATCAGTGAGTGGTATGGTGATCTAAGTGAAGACCTTGATGAAGAAGAACTACAAGATATTGCCAGTGATGTAATTGAGAACTTCAATGCTGATAAAGATAGTCGTGCTGAATGGGAGTCTATGTTTGAACGAGGCTTTGACCTGCTTGGTCTCAAGCTGGAAGAAGGTTCAGAACCATTCCAAGGTGCATGTACTGCTGTACATCCCCTTCTAATTGAATCAGCCGTCAAGTTCCAATCAAAAGCTTCAGGCGAACTCTTCCCTGCCAGTGGTCCTGTCAAGGCACAGATACTTGGTGCGGCTACACCAGAGAAAGAGATGCAAGCCAACAGAGTTCAGAACTTTATGAACTTCCAGCTTACTGAACAGATGCCTGAGTACTTCGATGAATTTGAAAGAATGCTTTTTCATCTACCCCTGATAGGTTCAGCATTCAAAAAAGTTTATTATAATGCTACACTGAAAAGGCCCGTATCAGAATTTATCCCCATAGACCAGTTCTATGTGTCTTACTACGCCAACGATCTCAGAAATGCGGACCGTTATACTCATGTAATTCAAAAAAGCCCAGTAGATATGAAGTTGGATATGATGTCTGGTGTCTACAAAGACATTGAACTTCCTGAACCAGCCCAGCTTTCTGCATCAGGGTTTGCCACTAAGATAGATAATATTCTTGGTCTTTCTCCATCATATGATTCTGATCCACAGTATGTTATCTTAGAACAACATTGTTATCTTGATCTTGAAGAAGAGGGTGTGCCCTGCCCTTATATCGTAACTGTTGAAGAACAGTCAAGACAAGTTTTAAGTATTCGTAGAAACTACAAGCAAGATGATGCAAACAAAGAGAAACGAAGTCACTTCGTTCATTATAGGTTTGTTCCCGGCTTTGGTTTCTACGGGTTGGGCCTTATCCATTTCCTCGGTAACCTCACCATGTCGGCAACTGCTGCAATGCGCTCCCTTATAGATGCAGGACAGTTTGCCAATTTACCGGGCGGATTTAAGGCCAAGGGAGTGCGGATGGTTGGTGACAACGATCCTATCGCCCCCGGCGAGTTCAAGGAGGTCGAAGCAACTGGTATTGATTTATCAAGGGCAATAATTCCCCTGCCCTATAAAGAGCCTTCCCAAACGCTCTTCCAGATGCTTGGGTTCGTGACTGCTGCTGGTCAGAAGTTTGCGGACAGTACTGAGCAAGTTATCTCTGATGCTGCCTCCTATGGACCCGTGGGTACTACAATGGCATTGCTAGAAGCTTCAAGTAAGTTCTTCTCTGCAATCCATAAGAGATTACACAAATCACAGAAGGATGAATTTAGAATCCTTGCACAGATAGATTATGATTATCTACCTGATAAGTATCCATACCAAGTACCTTTTGAAGATCGTGATATCTTCAAGGCTGACTTTGATGGACGTGTAGATATTATTCCTGTCTCTGATCCTAACATCCCATCCAATGCACATCGTATGATGTTGTCTAACATGGCTTTGCAGATGGCACAGCAATCCCCACCGGGAATGTTTAACATTGAGGAACTTAACAGAACAATCCTCAGTGCTGCCAACATGCCTAACCTAGAACAAATACTACCATCAAAGATTGAGCCTCAACCTCTTGATCCTGTGTCTGATATTATGGCTGTTACAAAGGGTCTGCCTATTGCAGCATTCCCATCACAGAACCATGATGCCCACATACAAGTTAAGATGATGTATCTACAAGACCCAGCAAACGGTGCCAATCCTATTATGGCTAGGATTAAACCTGTACTTGAGTCTAACGTACAAGAACATTCTGTACTGAAGTATCAAGAGCAGATGAATGGTGTAACATCACAGATGCTACAGCAAGTACCTCCAGAACAACAGGGGCAGTCTTCTATTGTTGAGATGGCTATGGCAGAAGCAGCACAGAAAGTTATGCAAGCTAATCAACAGCCACCACCGCCTACACCAGAACAACAGCTTGTTGCTCTTGAGCAGGAGAAGGTTAAACTACAACAACAGAAGCTTCAGTCTGATACAGCAGTCAATGCTGCTGAACTTGAGCTTAAAACAAAAGAACTCGATCTTAAAGAGAATGAGCAGATACTTGATATGCTTGAGTCTGGTGCTACTGATAACTTTAAACGTGAGAAAGCTGAAGCAGACAGAGAAGCCAAGAAAGAACTGACAGCAATGAATAATCTTACTAAAATTCAAGTTGAACAGTTAAAGGATAATAAAGATTTAGAGAATACTAAACTTAATACACTGTCTCGTGTAGCGTCAGAAGAATTAAAAGATAAAAAAGATTTAGAGAATACTAAAATTAATACACTATCTCGTGTAGCAATAGAAGAAATGAAAAAGGGAGACAGATAATGATGACTAAAGGTAAAGGGTATTCTGAGCATGTAAAGAATACTGCAAAAGGTTTTGGCGATGCACCCAAGGCTGAAGTATGGGGTGGCCGTGGTTCACGAAGTGTTCTCAATGAATGGGATAAATCTTCTTATGAATTCCCAGCCCCAAAGAAAAGTACTAAAAAGGCTTCACTGTAGACCCAATGGAAATTTGGGATGAAGTTGTTCAAGAGTTTAATGAAGAAATTGAGAGATTAAAGGTATCACTGGGTGACGGTGTTGCTGAAGACTTTCCTCACTACAGACAACTTGTAGGTGCAGTACAAGGTCTGGAGTGGGCAAAGGCTAACTTATCAGACATTATTAAAAAAAGGATGTATAAAGAGGATTAAATGAGACAGGTTCAAATGGGTAATGCCCTAAAAAATGATCAGTGGATTGACATTGAAGAAGAAGTAAGTGATCCAGCTGATCTTCCAGAGCTACCCGGCTTCCATGTTCTAGTAAGGCCGGTAACAGTAAAGAGTAAAACAAAGGGTGGTATCTTTATTCCTGATTCTACCAGAGATGATATGAGTTATCTAACCACAGTAGGTAAGGTAATTGCATTGGGTGACTTAGCCTACAAAGATGAAGATAAGTTTCCCAATGGAGAGTGGTGTAAAGTAGGAGACTACGTATGCTACGGTAAACATGCAGGAACAAAGCTATATTATCAGAATGTTAAACTACTTCTTTTGTTTGATGATCAGGTAATTATGCGGGTAAGTGATCCAAAAAATCTTGATCCTACATTTAATTTAGGAAAAACTTGAGGTCAACTTGTATTAAAGATAAAAGTATGGTATAATAGTATAAGATTTAATTACTACGTAAGACGTTTGTCTCGTAAACAACGGAGAGTACAATGGCAGAAAATGATGATTGGGGTTCTGTAGAAGTTCCTGAGAATGAAGAAAATAAAGTAGAGTATGAAATTGAAGAAGCAGTTGAGCAAGTAGCTAAAGAAGAAGAAGAAGCACCTAGAGTTAAAGAAGATGAATTTCAAGATGAAGAGCCTAAAGAGCTTGAAGGAATTGAAACAGCTGGTGCTGAAAAAAGAATTAGGCAACTTGTTAGGCAGAGGAAAGAACGTGAAGAGCAAGTAGAAGGTTTACTAAGACAGAATGAAGAATTAAGTAATAGGCTGAATAGTAAAACTAACGAAGTTCAAACAATGGGGCGACGTACCCTTGATCTTTCAGAGAAACAGTTAACAGATAAAATTAAATTAGCACGAGAAGTTTACCTAGAAGCATTTGATGAAGGAGAAAAAGAAAAACTCCTTAATGCCCAAGAGATGTTAAACGAAGCACAATCTGATTTAAAGGCAGTCAATAGTGCTAAAGCACGTTACGCACAACATGAGAACCAGCCAGTAGTACAGCAACCAGTAGTACAGCAACCAGTAGTACAGCAACCGGCTCCTCAGGCAGTCTCTGATCCTAAAGCAGAACAGTGGGCATCAGATAACGATTGGTTTGGCAAGGATAATATAATGACAGCTGCTGCACTTGCGATTGATGCAGAACTAAAGAATGAAGGTTTTGATCCAAATGATAATGATTTCTATCAAGAGATTAATAACCGAATTAAAGATTCTTTTCCACATAAATTTGGAGAAGATGGAGAACGTGTGCAGGGGAAAAAATCACGCCCTGCTCAAGTAGTATCGGGGAGTTCTCGCTCCTCTCCGAGTTCCAGAAAAAAGGTAAAGCTATCGCAAGATGACTTACACCTTGCTAAGAAATGGAATATACCTCTTGAAACGTATGCCGCCCAAAAGCTTAAAGTTAATCAAGCTGATGGCGACTATACAGATATTAAATAGTAGCGTGGGAGAATACAATGAATACAACACGAAATGAAACACGTAGTGAAACCTTAAGAGAACAAAATCTAAGAGAAGACGAGTGGACCTATGAGGAACCCGATGCCCTCACTATACCGGATGTAGTACAAGCACGTTATGATAATGAAGGTATGTCCCTTCGTTGGATACGTATATCGTTAAAAGGTTCAGATGACATCACTAATGTTGGTAA